CCCGCCCCGTCGAACAGCCCGCCGGCCCCACGTTCAAGACCCTGCCCGAGTTTCGGGAACATGTGGAGAACCTTCGCCGCATGACCGACCAGCTACGGACCGCCGGAGCGACCATCGAGCAGATGCACGCCGCCCTCGAGGCGCAGGAAGCCGCCCTGAAGGACTTGGCCGCGGTCGAAGTCGCCGCGCTACTCGAGCGTATCAAGGCGGGCCATGACGACCTGTCCGAGGAGCAGCGGCGCGGCTTTCGGGAGCAGAAGCGCAGCGTCGCCGGCCTGCTGCGCGACATGCCGGTCGACCTCGAGGAGCTGCCCGCCCTGAAGCGCACCGTCGTGCACCAGGACGCCGAGCTGCGCCGCCAATGGGCACACGCCCGCGCCGAAGGGCGCCGGCTGGTGCGCGAGGCAATCGAGGCAGACGCATGGAATGCCCTGGCTGCCATCGAAGACCCACGCGCAACCGTGGCGGAGCTGATCGGGCACTTCGAGACCGCGCGTGACCTGGGCGAAGCACACGGCCACTTCTTCAACTCGCCGGCCGGCCGGGAGGTGCTTGGTTACGAGACGGGCGAGGGACCTGACGGGAAGACGGTGCACGGGCTGGTCCGCTGGGGCGTCGCCGGGCAGCTCGCCGACGTGCTCGAGCTCAAGGCCTATCACGACCGGCTGCAAGCCCTAGCGCCCTGCCTGAGCCTGGAACCGGACGCCAGCGCGGTCGACCGCACGGTTGAGAGCTTCCGGACGCATTTCGGGGCGTTCGCGTACGGGGAAGAGGAGCGCCGCCTCGAGCGCGTGTGTCATGTAACGCCAATAGGGGCCCATATGCTGAAGCGCTTTAGCGCGGACCCCGGCCAATTTGACCCAATGTACCGCGTGGCACTGGAGCGCCGCGTCGCTGAAATCGAGTCCGCCAAACAGGCGCTTGAGGCCATCCGCGCGACCCCCTTCTGAGCTTAAGCAGATGATCACCACTCACCAGAAGCACCCGCAGTACAACAACATACAAGCGATATGCCCGGCCTGCGGTTCGCGGGCACGCGCGTATACGAGCAGGCCTGTGACCAACACGACGCGCGAGCTGTATTTCCGCTGCACAGATCCAGACTGTGACGCGTCCTTCCGCGCGGTATTGAGCATCATCAATTTCATCATCCCAAGCTTGATCCATGACGGTGACCCGAGGCGCCTGCCGCCGGACGGAAGCGGGCCGCCGCTCAAAGTCTCGCGAGGGCGATCACCGCGCACCGGGAGGACACCCGAAAAGGCCCCGTCACTGCCCCCGTACGAGCCCGCCCGGCGCCGAATCACCCACGAATAGCCGCGAGACACGCGTGCACGAAACGAAACGAAACCAAGACCGCCCTGTGCATAACCCAACCGCCCCCCTTGCTGCTCTCCCTGGCAGTGAATGAAGCCCTGAAACGTTTTTTCACCGGAAAGCGGGCAGGTGGGGCGGGGTGCCGACGGCGCGCGCCGAGCCTGAACTATCGCTTAATAGTGTATCGATAGACCCATCCTATTTAACGCAACTGAAAGCACCACAAGCAGCCCCCACCACGACGAGAGAGGAACCCCGAAATGACAACGCGCTACACGAAGAGCCAGCTGCAAACCACGCTCATGCAGATTCTGGTACTCACAGAGAAGTATTGGGAGGCTCGCGGCGCTGCACAGACGCCAGCTCGCGCGAGTTCCGTTGCCACGATGGCCACCGAGCTCGAAGCGTTGGTGGAACGCATGAAGCACATGGAAGCCGCAACGCCAATCACGCTCCTGAGCGATCCGAACAATGGTGGCGCCATTTATCAGGAAGGCTACCTGCCCGAGATCGAGAGGGTCGACGCTGAGTTGGCCGAACAGAGGCAGCGCCCACTTGAGGGCGACGAGCTCGAGAACGCCGTGCAGCGGTTGATCGCGAAGGCGATCGAGATCGTGCTGCTTTACCCCGCCGCCTACACCCCCGCCCGGCAGAACAGACTCTGGTCCCTGCAGTACGAACTGGACCAAGGCCTCGCCGCACTCCCCGAAACCTGACCAACCCCACGAACGCTTCACAAGGAATGAACACCATGACCACCAATCAGAACCGCATCACCGTCGTGCTTGACCAACCGATCAAGCGCGGAGAGACGCTTATCGAATCGATCGAACTCCGCCGACCCACGGCCAGCGACTTACGCGGTACCTCCATGCTCGGCGCTGCGCGCACCGAAGTCGACGCCCTCATTACCCTCTTGCCGCGCATCACATCGCCCGCTCTGATCGAGGTCGAAGTGCTCCGAATGGACGCCGCCGACCTGATGCAGTGCGGGCTCGCCTTGGCTAGCTTCTGCATGCCCCGCGCCCTGCAGGCCATCGGCGATACCGCGGAAAGCTGACCAGGAACCACCCGGCGGCAACACGCCGCCGCCTTCGGAGATAGGACATGACTTCCCAATCCCTAAAGCTGCAGGTCGCCCTGAATGCGGTCGACAAGCTCACAGGCCCGCTGCAGTCAATGCTGAAGGGAAGCGCGGGCCTGGCGAAGGGCATCAAGGGCGTGAAGGATCAGCTCGCCGACCTGAACACCCAGCAGAAGCGCCTGGACGGATTCACGAAGAGCACCGAAGCACTGAACGCAAACCGGGCCGCCCTCGACCGCGCTCGCGATCGCGTGCGCGAGCTGCGCGCCGAAGTCATCGCCAGCGATGACCCGCACAAGAAGCTGACCGACGCATACCGACAGGCGCGGCGGGAAGCGATGAAGCTCGAGCGCCACCAGGAAGCACTGGTGCGCGCCCATGACGACGCCCGCCGCAATGTCGAACGGCTCGGCACACCAATCAACCGCCTGGCCGATCGGCAGCGAACCCTTTCGCAGGAGATCGCGAAGGCGAACGATCATCTACGCGTGCAGGGCGAACGCCTGGCACGCGTCAAGCGCGCGGAACAGCAATGGAAGTCCGCGATGGAGATGCGCGCCAAGCTCGAAAGCTTCGGCGTGCGCGCGATGGCCGGCGGCGCCGCCGCGGGCGCTGCAACCCTTGTGCCGATCCGGGCCTATGCCGAAGCCGAGGACGCTGCTACACAGCTCGAGGTGGCGATGATGAAGGCCGGCGGGAAGGTCTCCGCGAACTTCGAGCGCATCAACGCCCTGGCGATGCAGCTCGGCAACCGCCTACCCGGCACCACCGCCGAGATTCAAGGGATGATGACCGCTCTTATCCGGCAAGGCATGAGCGAGCAGGCCATCCTGGGCGGGCTTGGCGAGGCCGCCGCGCTCCTGGGCGTGCAGCTCAAGCTGCCGTTCGAGCAGGCCGCCGAGTTCGCATCGAAAATGCAGGACGCGACCCGCGCGAGCGAGCGCGACATGCTCGGGCTGATGGACGTGATCCAGCGCGCCTTCTACCAGGGCGTGGACTCGAACAACATGCTCGCCGGCTTTACCAAGCTCTCGCCGGCCCTGGACACCATCCGCAAAAAGGGCCTCGACGCCGCGCGCGCCCTGGCGCCGATTCTTGTGATGGCGGATCAGTCCGGCATGGACGGCAGCGCCGCGGGTAATGCCATTCGCAAGGTTTTGCAGGCGAGCATGAACAGCGAGAAAATCGGCAAGGCCCTGGCCGGCGTCCGAGGCGGGGACGGGAAAGCGCTGCGCCTCGACTTCACGGACGGAAAAGGCGAGTTCGCCGGCCTCGACCGCATGTTCAGCGAGATGGCGAAGCTTCGCGCCCTCACCACCGAGACCCGCCTCGCCCTGCTCAAGGACGTGTACGGAGACGACGCCGAAACCCTGCAGGTTGTCTCCCTGCTGATCGACAAGGGCAAGGCCGGCTATGACGAAGTGCTTCGCAAGATGCAGGATCAGGCCAGCCTGCAAGAGCGCGTCGACCGCCAGCTCGGCACCATCGGCGCCTTGTGGGAGGCTGCCACCGGCACATTCACGAACGCCCTGTCCGCGATCGGCAAGAGCATCGCGCCCGAGATCAAGGCCATGATCGAAGGAATCGGCCGCGTGGCCGAATCCGTGCAGAAATGGGCAAGCGAGAACCCCGGCCTAGCCGCGGGCCTGATGAAGCTTAGCGCCGCGATGGCCGGTATCCTCACTGTGACCGGCGGGCTTGCCCTGGCCGCGTCCGCGCTGCTCGGACCCTTTGCAATGGCCAAGATCGCTATCGGCGTCATGGGCGGCGCAGGCCTCAAGATGATTGCCCTGAGCGTGCCGCTTATCGCCGCAATCGGCGGGATCGCGTGGGCGGTCTACGAGATTTACACCCATTGGGACGGCATCAGCGCATGGTTCCGGCAGCAGTGGGAGACCGTCACCAGCTTCATGTCAGGGTTAGGTGCGCGCTTCGAGCAGATCGGCCTCGACGTGATGCTCGGTCTGTCCCGCGGCATCCGCAACGCCGCAGGCGCCGTCAAGGACGCCGTGTTCAGCACCGCCGACAACGTGACCAACTGGTTCAAGTCGAAATTGGGCATCAACTCCCCCAGCCGGGTTTTCATGGAGCTTGGCGGCTACACCATGGCCGGCCTTGTGCAAGGCGTGGGCAAAGGCGAGCCCGGCGCCCTAAAGGCCATCGGCGAGTTCTCCCGCCGCTTCGCCACCAC